GGTCAAAAGGGGTTTGTTGGGGGGTCTATGGGGGATATATCAGTTATCCTGGAAGGGGTTGAATCCACTGAATCCAGAACCTCCTTGTACTCCACTATTCATGGAGCAGGCCGTCTCCTTGGAAGAACTCAAGCCAGGGGGAAAAGATGTAGAAAGACAGGCAAGCAACTTACAGAAGGACTTGTCAGAAGAGAGGAACATGAAGCGTATATGCAAAGAGCTGGCGTCGAGGTCCGCGGAGGCGATCTTGACGAGTCTCCGTTTGCCTACAAAAGGATCGAAGAAGTTTTGCAAGCTCACCAAGAAACGATAAAAATAATCCATACGTTAAAGCCAATAGGTGTCTGTATGGCTGATGATATAATTGACCCATATAAGGATTAGTATGATTTTTATTTTAGATATATTAGGCATGGCTGCAGTGTTATATTTTATAACTTGGCTATTTGGATTGGATACAACTGATAAGACTATACTTTAGAATAGACCATGAGATAAGAGGAATTTGAGAACGGAAGATTTGAATATAAGATCTCCGGTTTTTTTTAATCTTGCCTCACTCTTTCCTATTTTATTTAAGTCTTTGAGAAGAGTCTCAGTTTCTTCTTTTCCTATCAATTCTGCTACCAGATCATAGTTGGCATTTACTCTATCTCCCAACTCGTAGCCTGTTCCTTCGATATGAGCTTTACCATTTGAAAGAATGTTTTTCATTTTATAATGAGAAGCTGTTTCAAAGTTACCTTTAGGAAGTATTTTTTTAATTTCTCTAACACCTGTAATAGTGTTCATTTTAGCCATAGCTTGCTCAGGTGTGATACCCATCATTTTAGATGCAATTCTCATTTCAGGAGTTATTTTAGGCTCTTCCTTAGTAGGTAATTTAACTTGAGTTATTTCTTTTGATGAAGGCGCAGGTTTCTCTTTAGCAGGAAGTTTAACTTCATTTATTTCTCTTCGGGGTTTAGGTTCCAATTTAGGAACTTCTTTTAACTTTGGTTGCTTAGGTTGTTCCAGAGGGGAGACTTTCTTTGCAGGAATATGAGAAGTTTTATTATATTCAATAAACGCCTGTTCTATCTGTTGCCTTTCTTCGTTGTTAATGACAGAAGAAAGTTTATCTAGATCATTTTTGAACTCTGGAAGTTTATATCTACTAGGTTCTTTGAAATATTTAGAAAGTTTATTTTCTACTAAGGCTCTCTTATTAGCATTAGAAACCAATTGTCCAGCATTGGATTTGGATAAAACTCTATCTACAACTAAATAATCCTCAGGGCTGAGAGTTTTATTGAAGAGACTTTCATAAGCTTCATTTGAAGTATTACGAAAAGGACGAACAACATCATTTTGATATTCATTTTCCCATATTCTTCGCAATTGTCTGGCTTTACGTGAAGCTGCTACTCCTGTACCATTGTCAAAAGATATCGAAGCATTTTCCACAGCATTTTCTATTTGATTAGTTGTTCTGCTATAAAGACCTTTTGGATTCCCATGAGCAAAATCAAAATCTTGATAATATCTTAATACTTTAGCTTGTTCTGAAAGTACTTTGCTTTCTATAGGTTTGTAAAATAAAACATTTCCGGATTCATCTAATTCTGCCATTGCTTTTAAAAGTTTATTAATTACTGTCAATTCTGTTTCTTGTGGTGGGGAACGGTGAGGTATTTTCATCAAATCATCGCGTGTTTTAACAAGTTCTTGGCCTAATGATGGATGTTCAGTAATAACATTAGAATTTAATCTATCACTTTCGCGGTAGGCTTTTTGAACTTCTCCGTAATCATAAGAGTCATTAGCTCGTATGGCCTTAACATTAATTCTTCCGGCCATGATAGGATCAGTATAGGCGTGAGTATGGAAGATCTCGCCTACTGAAGATTGTAAAGGAGTGGGAGTTTGAAATGGGGCTTGTGGACGAATGTTTCTATCTACGATATTATTTGATACTCTTCCTGTCAAAGATTCGGCTGTAGTTTCTTCCGGTGTAATAGCATTTTGAACGAGATCGTTACGTGTTTTTTGCTTTTTAAAATTCTCTTCAGCTTCTTGAAACGTTTTTTGCGCTTTAGTATTTTCTTGTTCTATTTGCTGAATTAAATCTTTATGCTCTGCTTCGATTTGTTCAAGTTTTCTATTATATTCATTATTTGCTAATTGTTCATTTTCATGTTGAGCTTTGACATTTTCTAATTTTTGTTGATAAGCTCTTTCTGAATCTACTTCAGGTTGTCTACTATTACGTTCCTGGATAGCTAACAAATCGTTTTCATGTTCCGCTTTCACATTAGCTAACTTATTTTGATATATTCTTTCTGCTTCAGCTTTTGAAGTTTGATAAGCTTGTTCGTATTTTTGCTTAGCGAATTCTTGCATCTTAGGAGTAACTTCATTTTCCCAATAGGAATACTCGATTGGGTCCATGCCAGGCGGTATTGTTTTATTTATTACAAACTGCTTTTGCTGTGAGGGTGTGAGACTTTTAAGCCATCTTGCAAGAGATCGAACACCATAAATGAGTGCTTGAAAACCTAAATCTGTTGCAGCACCAATAGCAGCATGTTTAGCAATTTCACCAGGTTTTAATTCACCTTTTTGTATGTATTCTTTTCCAGCCTCTAACGCACCACCTGTAATAGCTCCAGCTGTTGCACCTGTTGCAATCGTACCTAGAGTAGATAAACCATATACAGCAGGAAGCAGATAACTACTTGCTGCAAAGATAGGTAAAGCAGGTAGACCTTCACCAGCTATCTCACCAGGCCATAAGGCAGCTTCTTCGCCCTCTTCAGCTTGATAAGGTTTATATCTATTGACATATCCCAAAGTAGCACCACGTACTAAACCTTTACCAAAAGTCTTTTGTGCTTGATATTCGGATTCTCTAATTGATTGTTTGGTATTAAAGTAATTTTCAAGAAAAGAAGGCTCACTAACAGGTTTTTCATCTTCGATAACGAAATTACCTTCTTGAGGACTTTGAGTTTCTTCTATAGGTTCTTCTTCGATTTCAAATACCATTATTTTATCTCAACCCATTTAGTTCCATCAGATTTATATCTTTTTCCATTACTCTTATCTGTTGCGACTTTACCTTTATGATCAGAGGCAGAAGGAAGAGCTTGAAAAGTTTTTCCTTTTGTTTGCGCTACGTAAGATTGTTCATCTTGCTCATCAAAAGCTTTTATAACCTCTCTTTCATAGCCGAGAGGACGAAGTTTACCGCCTCTATAAGACCGTCCTTTCTTTTCTAAAACATCTTCAGACACTTTTTGCAGTCTTATAGCTCTTTCAGCGGCTCTCTTCATTAAATCTAGGATGGCCAAATTAGCTTCTTTGCTTTTTCCTATATCTGGTAATTTATCTTGTAAAATTTCTAAATCAGCATCAGATAATCTAACACCAAAGAGTTCTTTTCTTCCTTCTAAAAACTCTGGAACTGAAGCTAAAAGCGCTGCCTCATCCTTGGAAAGCAAAGCATTCCCAATTTTCTTTCCTGCCTCTCCAAAATAGTTAAAAACATTAGCTAAACTTCCAGGATTGATTTTTCCTTCAGTAACTGATTTAATGCCATTTTCAATAAGAGGAAGTTGTCTTTTAGCAGTATTAGCATGAGTGTTAACGGACTTTTCAAAATCAGCTGATTCTTGATGAAATTTGATATCATGCTCAGAAGCTGTTTCTTGCTGCCTACGTCTATTCTCAATGTAAGGATTACTATAAATAGGAGGTATTCCGGCAGTATCAAAAGCATTTTTAAGTTCATCAGAAGATAGATCCTGTGACTGACTTATAATGTATGACATTTTTTGATTGATATCTTTTGGAATAGGCTGAGAAGTCGTTCCACCAGTAGGTTTAGGATTTCTAGCCTTATGCATATCTACAAATTCTTTCGGCGTAAATAGCTCTTGTTCATCTGGTGTTAGATCTCCACCATTCAAATACTTTCCTAATGCTTTTCCTTTTTTCTTTTGGATAGCTTCTTGCTTTTTGGTTTCAGCTTCTTGCATTTCCAATTGTTCGATCTGCATACGTTGTTGGAGGATCTCTTGACCTTTCTCACCATAAGGACTTAAAGCACTTCTCATAGCTTCTAGCTTTTTAGAGCGAGGAGCATTTTCTAAAGCTTTATCTTGTAAAACACTGTCTAAACTTCTGTTAGCAAAAAAGGTATTCAAGCCATTGCCGATACCTTGGCCTAAGCTTAATCCCATTTGTTCGGCAAGTCTTCCCTGATAATTTTCTTTTGTGCCTATTACGCTAGCCATGTTTGATCCTATTTAAATATATTGCTTAAACCACTAGCAGCAGCATTGCCGAAAGCGCCCCCAAGAGGACCTCCAGCAGCCGTGGCTACTCCTGTTAGGAATGGATTTATCATGCCTGCTGACCCTTGTTTTTTGACATAGTTGAAAGGCTGATAGTTAAGACCCGTCTGAGTTAATTGATTATATTGATTGGTGAGATTACCAGCAGCTTGCATGCGTAGGTCTTCGAAGAGCTTAGCCAAGCCTGTCTGTAGACCTTTAGCAGCTCCTCCAACAGATTGACCAAAGCCACTGGAGGATAAGGCACCCATACCAGCATAGCGTTCAGCTATCATAGGCAGAATCTCTTCTTCAAATTGTTGCAGATAAGGAGCAGCAAAGTTTTGATAAGATTCATTGCCAGGATTTAAAAGATTAGTTTGATAATTCTGAGCTGCTTGATAACCATTTTGACCAAGTTGATTAGCTTGGTCAATAACATTCCCATGTAGTTGTTGTTGTTGAGGTGTTCCATTTGGTAGCTGTTCGTAACTATCATCACTGCCAAAGAACCAGTCTTTAAGTTTAACCATATCTCACCTAGTTTTTTAAGTAGTTCATGACCCATGTACACCAGGTCAAAGCATTACCTGAATTGTTTTGTATAATGATTGTATTTGTCGAGTTATTATAGCGTACGTAGATATCAGGATCGTTTAAGAAATAGGATATCCCGGCAGTATCTATAGCCCCTCCAAAACCTTCAATGGGAAACATATAACCAATTATAGGAAGTGGTTGAGTAACGGGAGGAGTAGCAGGGTTAGAATTCAAAACTAATGAAGTAGTACCTGTAGGAATTGTTGTAGTTCCATTAATTTGATTATTTAAAAAAATTAAATCAATAGTCAATCTATAGCCATTGCGATTCTGTTGAGGATTGCCTACTTGATACCATTGATAAAAGTTAGCTGTCTCCTGAAGAAGAAAAAGCCCATTGGCCTTGGTATTCACTGCATTAGCAACTCGACGAAGATAAAGAGCTAAAATAGAATCGAAATTCTTTTCACCAGGATTTACATTTAATGAAATAGGTAGCTGATTGGTGTTAAGAGCTGGATCACTAGAGAATGTCATAATGTAAAACCGCTTTACATGATTAGTTAATTATTCTTCCACCTTTGCGGAACCAGATATTCATAGCATTCAATTCCATGGGGGTTTGATGTGTAGCCAATTGATTCATAAGATTATCATCATAAGTCATAGCAATGCGTAGATATTGTCCGAATTGAGTGCTGTAGAAGCGATACCAGGCGTATTCTGAGCCAGGTATATATGTCTGACCATCTACGGGTGAAGTATTCCATATGCCTCCATTAATATACGCGCTGAACCCAGAGGCGTCTGTATTGTTCAGCGTAAAATTATTTGCATCTACGACGGTTATATAATACATGACAGCATTCAATTGAATCGTTCCTTGAACATCAGCTATGTAAATCTGCGTACCCGTGATCAAGTTATGATTCGGACTTTTGATCTGACAAGGATTGGAAGGGTTAGCAGGTGTAGTCGCTCCTGTATAAACAAAAGTAATGAAACCTGATTTTTGCGAAGAATTGTTTAAAGCTGTATTAACAAGAGGGTTGTTGCCTGCTATTAAATTAGCTTGTTCGCCTAAAAAAGAATTTACAAACAATTGTATTGTAGTAGCTGTCACGGCAGGAAAAAGTATATTGGAATCCATTTGGAAATCGATATAGGATAGTTTAAATTGATTTCCTTCTTGTTGGAAGGGATTAAAATCTTTGCCTACAATATTCATTTTAGGAAAAAGTGTAACGACACCACCACCTAGATATGTTGCGCTCGAAGTATCGATAACACTAAAATAGTTTTGAAGAGGAAAATCCCAGACACCTAACGTGACGGTATTTTCATCTATAATTGTGACATTGTAGATTAAATTGTTCAAACCTGGATCCGTTCCACTCCAAATCATGCCTTGTATGTAAATGATCTCGCCAGCAGCCAGATTGTGATTGGGTATAGTCAATTGCGCGGGTGCATCTCCTGATAGGAAGTTTATTGCTGTTATAGCTAATGACTGAGCATACAATGTCGTTACAGCAACTGGCGTTGTTGCATCAGGATTGTTGTAAATATTGATGAAGCCATTTTGATTGCCATAGGTGACATAATCGACATATTGCTGATCGTCGACATTATCCCAGGAAATATTACTTTCCCAGAAAGTCGTTAGGCTATCCCAGGTTATGCCAAAAGTATATTGAGCAGGACCAAAACATGTGATAGAGTCTCTGAATTTAGCCCAGGTTTGGTTTCTATAGTTATAAACGAGCACTGTGTTTGGAAAGTTTTGAAACATTTCAGCAGTGGTAACATCTAAATAGTTCCAGTAAACAAGTTCTTTTTCAAAATCTCTGATACCATGGACAAAGTTAGGAGCCATATTTTGTATTTCAAAACTAAATATTTGTTCAGGTATTTGTTGATCTAATCTTACTAATCCATTGGCTCCGGCTTGTATAATGCCTCTATCGCTTACCGTCATCACTCCCTGATCGAATACGATAGAGCTGTAAGTGCTTACTGAGCCGAAATCCGATGAAATTCTTTCGAAGATAAAAGGAATTCCATATTCACCGATATATCTTAGTTCCCACGTGGAATATTCAAAGAATACTATCAAGGTATTTCTGTAATAGGCAGCTCCTACGATAGCTTCATTTGTAGGGGCGTCTATGAATCCACCTCGACCGAAGATATCTCTTCGCCAGCCATTTGTCTGATCTACAGGATTACCAATTTGACTAAAGGTGCATCTAGAAAAGAAATTAGTTGCTCCTGACACGGTACTAGATGTAGGGCCTTCCCATGTGTTTAGGGCTAGTAGACGTCCATAGTAGGGAATAAGCATTAGAGCTTGCCAAAGAGTAACTGTAGCTGTAACGAGAGGTTGTAAGTTCGTCCAAGTTGAAGGACCTGGATTATAATACCGCATGGGATCATAGGGAGTTAAAGCCCCTAAGGTGATATTATTATTGGTTACAAAAAACAATCTTAAATCATTTGTTGCGCCTTGAAAGTTGGCACCCCAAAAGAATTGGGTGTTGGAACCTGTCCATGTTGCGCCTGGTACCAGTTCTTGAAAGCCATCCATGTATTGATAAGCATATTTAGTATCAAAAAATACAGTAGAATCTATACCTAGTGTAGGCACATCTCTTTTTAAGATACCCATGACAGGAAGAGCAGGAAAATATCTAAAAGTAATAGTAGCGGCTGTCGCAGATCTGGTATATGTTATGGTCACGGCACCTGTAAGATAATTTATGACACCGTAAGTACTTAAACTTATCCATGTACCGCCTGAAATATAAACACCGTAGGCTGTAGTATTAACACCAATGCTAAAAGTATTTGCGGATAAAACCGTGACAGTATAAGTGTTGCCATTCAGTTGAGTCATGCCGACTACATTAGATATGGTAATTTGATCTCCGGTAGTTAAACCATGAGCTATAGATGTTATCACACCTGGATTTGCATTTGTAGCGCCTGAGATAACTCCAGTCTGCGATAATTTACCATTACCTTGATCGGTTAATATTGTAGTGCCAATGGATATGATAACGGTGCCAGGGCTTATTTCAGCATTTGTTTCAGGGGTAATGCCTAGAAGTGCGTAGATATTAAATGTCCAAGGAGACGCCCCACTTGTTCCTAAAGATTGCGCTGAAAACAAACGGCTAAGACGGCCCATGGGTACTTCGCCATCGCGTTTCTTAGTCCTGTCACGAAACACGTAGGCATCTTGTAAATTTGAAAAAGCTTCATTGGGTAACAAAGCAGGTTTTCTATCCTGAGTAAGACCTCCGGTAGAAAAAGCTCCTATGGATACCTGATGAAAACCATTATTCATTATTAATTTCCTATAGCCATCCAATAATAAGCTAATCCTGTAGCGCTACTATTAGCATTAACAATTGTAAAGCCTGCTTTGGTTGCATTTGTTGAAACTGTAACATTTGTAGTAAAATTAGTCGCAGGGGCTCGAACAGGGGTAACTTGTATGTTGAAAATATTGAAAGGATAAGCAACTGGAAAGGTTACAGGAACAGTAGCGGACGTAGTAGTATTCACATAACCCCATTGAAAAAGAATACCACCTGCCCAGGCGTATCCTGGCGAGTCGCTTAACATGCCTGTTAATTGATAGTAATCTCCCATGCCAGTAAGCGCATATAATTGAGTGTCCCCACCAGGTGGAATAGCAGGAGTTGTAACGGCATCTATTGTTAATGTTCCTGGAACGCCTGAGAAAAATTGATTGTAGTTCGCTAACGTTGTTACAGCCGTTTGAGTAACCTGATGTATTAAGGTATGATATCCAGCAGGTTTTGCGCCAGGGAGGCCATTATTGTTAATATGATCTACACCTAAAGTTAAGTATGTACCATCAAGATTCGCTCGTATTACTGCCTTAGTCTGACCTAGTGATGAGCCGTCCGGTGGATATCCTTGTGTAAAAGTCGGTATTCCCATGATTAATTCTCCCTTAAACAGCTACAGTTGGTATAGGCTGACAATCTTGCGGTCTTTTTAACTTACGTTTTGATTCCTTGCTTAACTTAGCCTTTGCAATGGATAAAGGCTTTTTCAAAACTTTTTCTTTGTTTTTAATAACTGCCATAATAGAAATTATCCTGTTATATGTCTGCCGACAAATGGACCACCGCCTAGTGGTATGGGTTTATTCGGCAAAGATTTAAGTTTTTTCTTTGGAGTCATCCAATTTTTAGCTGTTGGATTCCAAACTTTTTTATCTTTACTTTTCTTCATATTGAACCAAAACTTGTTGTGTTTCCACCCATGCCATAATTATAGGTGAGCTGATCGGTATACAGTGTGCTAATCCTTTCTTGACCTATCTGTGCATAGGTTCTACTTTCAATGATGTCGTAGCGTTCTTTCAACATTTTATCGATAAATATAACTCCATCAGCATCGAATCTATCTTCGAATATTTTCTTAGAAGCCCCTACAGCCAGTATTTCCCACCATTCAGATAATTCTGGATTCCCTGTCATGTCAGCAGCAATAAGGGCTTGTATAGGTTGACGATAGCATGTGAGCTCTATCGTGTAACCCTTATCTGGCACAGGGGCAAGAGTGAATTGGTTTTGATAGAACATAATAGCTAAAGGAATAGAAAACTTTTTAGGATTATATTGAATTTGGATAGGTAACCCTTCTGCAATAGGTTCATCAAAGATAACATCTGTAATTTCCCCCGTTTGATAGTTTATCGTTGCATTGCCTGGCGTTGTAGGCGTAGAAGAAGCATATTGACGATAGTAAGTCCAACCATATTCTTGGTTAGTGCTATTGGAAGTCTGAAATATTTGAATTAAGTTTCCTAGGCCATCATCTGTGACGTTCTGCGTGGAACCTACGCCATTAGTGCCTATAACATTGGCGGTAATAAGAATGTTTTGAACTCTGCTTTGTGGGAAATATAGACTAGGACTAATTTCGGGACCAGGATCATTATTTACACTGGCTATGAGGGGAGAGGCGGTAGTGTAGCCGCTATAAGGCCCTACGGTACCATTGCCATAGGCAAAGTTGTTACAATATTGCCAGTTGTAATTGACAGCGTAGAAACTCCAGGGATTGTGAAAAAGCTTGATTTCTCTTTTCGCACAATAGCAAGGATTATTGACTGTGATATAAAGCTCGCTATTGAAGGGATAGACATCTTGGCCGACATTGGTTGTAAAAGTGTAGATATCTTTTAACTTGAGCGATCTAAACTTGGCAGGCAGATCGTAAGAATAGAAGCTATGCATCTGCTGGACAATATAAGTATCTGTGACCTGAAATGAGTTGCTAGAACCCGTTAGCTTGCGTGTCTTAGTGACAGCATTAGCTAATGTAGGATATAGAGGAAAAGTGGGTACAAATGTATTCATACTACCGGTCTGTTATCAAATGCATCTTCTAATGTTACCATCGCTGTTCCCGGTGGTATGCCTGAGCCTGCTGGCACCGCTACACAAGGAATCTGAGGGTCTTGTACATATATAAAAGGATAAAATTGCAAACTGTCAACTGCTATTGTTACTGTCGTAGGAGTAAGAGCGATTATTAAAGCTTTTTGATTATTAAGTTGGATCATGCCATTAGGAGGAGGAATCCTAAAACTAATCCATTCTCCTTCAAAGAAATTATGATCATTTGCGAAAGTAACAATAGCAGAAGCAGAATTGGTAATGTTAGTAATGTATTGCAGATTAGGAATAAAATCAGCACCAAAAGGTGGACCATAATTTGAATTATCTGTAATCACAAAACATCCATAGGAGTAAATCTTACTCTTGATACAGTTTCATAACTTCGTGGAACTTTTTTACCTTCAGCCTTCAATTCTAGATTGTAGCGCCGTACCTTTTTCTTGGTATTGTTAAGATGTCTTACAATACCCATGGGTAGGTCGCAGATCTCGCCATGAATCATCTTGATCATTTGTATAGGCTCACCAGGATATTTGCGATAGGCAAACTCTAACCAACCTCCTTGAGCATCGAGGAATTCGAACATGCCGGAAACCATTCGTTCATCTTCCTTGCGCATCTTCTTAACAAGTTCTTCTCTTTCGGCAAGAGGCATTGTGTTTTTTTGTTTCTTATTTAGTTCTCTGACTTCCATGAATAATCCTTTGTTTGAGGAAGGGAACGTAATGTTCCCCTCCTTGTATGTTTACGCATTAGTGATTGCATTGTTGAAATCTGACTTGAATGCGAATACTTCCATGACTGCGCCGGCAACGCCTACAGCAGACAAACCTATGTTCATGACGTATTGCGATTTATTATCGAATGCATCTGCAAGGCTTGTTCCTGGAGGAGAAGCTGGAATTGTCGCACTACCTGAAAGAGGTACAACGCCCGAACCCGCTGGCATACAGACAGCAGGAGAAGCGCCACCCGCAAAAGCTGCTGATGTAGGATATTGGAACGCTGTAAACCCAGTTGTGTCTACATCGATAGTAATCGATGAGACAGTAGTTGAATTTGTCACGCTCAATATACGAGCTGCTCCTGATGGGTTAGTTGTAAATGGTCCACTGCCCGCATTCCCAGTTAAATTGCTTAACTGAGTCATTCCGTAAGGAGTCGGGATTTGGAAATCTACAAGTTGCCCAGGAATGTATGGATTCTGCCTGAAGAAATACACGACAGCTTGTGTAGCTTGTGTAATATAAGCTACCGGCAGCGTGTTAGGTAAGAACTGATTAGGATATACTTTTTGGTAGTATCCTGTAGTTCCATTTGCAATTACTAAACCAGCAGTGACAGCAGAAGCTGCATAGCCAAGTGTAACACTTACGCCAGCAGAAACAGCAGTAACCTGATAAAGGTTTGGACCACTGATTTCCTGTGCACCTGTAATGTTGATCAAACGTACTAGATCGCCAACATTAATACCTGTAGTTGATCCTGTAGAAACAACAAAAGTTGTTCCATTAACCGCAGTAACCGCAACTTTTGTGAAAGTTGGAGGATTAGCTTGGTTGATGAAAGTAAAACCACCAGAGGTACCTTGCGACGCATAGGTTGTAACTGCTGTACCTGTACCACTTGGCTGACCAAGGGCTAAGTACGAGCCTTGAGCCATGTTGCTAAACCATTCTGAGTAGATAGGATTAGCAGCCGTGCTTTGTGCACCCCAGTTCGTAGTATCCTTAACAAAAATCCAATCTGGCTTATCTGTCATAGGGATATTCTGAGCTATCGGTGTTGCTGGGTTGGTATATGTCCATGACCCAATAAATGAATATGGTAATGCCATAATGATGACCTCCTTAAATACCTGTTGAGCGTAGGTTTTGAATCCAAAGGTCATTTGTAATGCACTGTCCTTGATAGAACGAGCAACCTGCTGTATGACGAAGCATACATGGGTCGTTGTTATATCCTGGAGGTAGATAGATAAAGCGTGCTTTACCACCTGATTGCCACACAACCTTGTAAGCCTCTTTCGCTGATACAAAGCAGTTAGCAACGTCATTGCCTAGCAATGAAGCATTAGGAGAGACTGAACCTTGCTCAGATACAAAGAAACGTACGTTGTTAGCTCCACCTATCTCTACAGACAATGTCTGTGAGATATTTGGATATTGGAATTTCTTAACGAAACCTGACATATTATATAAAACAGGTATCATACGTGTTGTAAGCATGCAACCATATGCATCACCAATGGGTGATGTACCAAATTTTAAATCAGCTTCTACGATGTTTGTGATGTACTCTCCAGAGTTGTTCTGGAGCACTGTGAAGACGTCGTCAACATCAGCGATATTCATTTCCGTTGGAATATCTCCATTGGTACCGTTTACACAATTTATAATACTCGCGCTGGATTCAAGATTATCTCTCTGGAGGGCATCCTGAGTTTCTCTTAAACTTTGTCCTAAACGAGCTGCTGCACTATTGAGTACCTTTCTGTTACTTTTGTGACCTGATTTCTCAGGCGGGGAAACCTCTTCGGATCTCCCTCTCTATGTCTCCATAGAGTTCAGACTATCGCATCCCCTTTTTGGGGCCAGTGAATTTAGTCGTTCACGCTGTACAAATATTCGGTTTTATTGCATACTGTTTAATCATTAACAAAGGTGTTTTATGATTGAAACAGAAATTGCTTATCTTGCTGGAATCATAGATGGAGAAGGATGCTTCTTTATCGGTCTTTTTCAAACCGAAGCTACACATAATCTTCTCAACTACCATACCTATATCAAGATTTCTAACACGGATAAAGATCTGATGGATTGGATTCGTGATAAATTTGGTTCTACAAACAATCAGCAAGAGAGGAAAACCCGCGTATCCAAAAAGGAACGAACTATCCATAACTGCCAATTTACTGGTAAAAAACTCGACGAACTTCTTCCAAAAATTTATCCTTACCTCATTGTTAAAAAGAGACAATGTGAAATTATGATGAGAATGAGAAGTACCTTCATTCCGCATCGTAGGCTTCAAAAGAAAGAAATCTCTCAAGAAATACATGATATTCGCTATCAGTGCTACCTTGAACTTCGATCTATTAATTCCCGATTTCGCAATCATCCCGTTAAATCCTTATATTCACTTGCGCCTTGTTGTCCGTCCGTCTAAGCGGCGAGGAGTTCCAAGTCCATTATCGCTGGTTTATAGACCCCATACATTTTAGGGTCTTCATTAGTAATTGTTACCTGACGAGTTAATACAATATAGGTTGCATATACTCTTACACGGCAATCCACATCAACGCGGTTAAGCTGTTGTGGTGGTGGGTTGTTTTGACCATCGTCTAGAGGCACTTCAAATAGATCTAGTCTATCGTAGCGCGATTGACGATCGATAAAACCTTGATTATCTGGCAACTCGACAGGTGAGGCAAACAAATTGTGAATCAAATTGTGCTCTGGAGTTGACAGTAACTTAGCATTATAGCGCTGCTGAATTTGTGGAGGCAGCGAAGCAATGTTTACTGACATGTTGTTTCCCTTTGACCTACTAGGTCATTTCGGGAACCGAGCTGGCAAGGGCTGCATAGCCATTCATTTCACGATATAGGTCTTTCTTCATAGCATCAGTAAGCTTGAAAGCCTGGGCAATAGGACGCTTGTCGTAAGCCATGGGAGACGTTACCGCCTTCTCTTGCTTAGCTATAGCTTTATCTATTTCCTTCTCTCTACGCACTTCTTTTGCATTCTGGGAAAGCCCCATCGCTTTGATGTACTTGTAGCTTTGGACTCCGATTTTATACGGGTCTTTTAGATCCGCTATCGTCGCCGCCAATTCCGGTTCTTTTTCTTCCAAAATTGATAAAGTTTCTGGATTGACGATCTCGGAGAAATCTGAATATTGGCGATTCAAGCGGTCCATGAATTGTGCATCGGCTTGCTGCTTTAGGGCTTTATTCACCTCTTGACGAACAAGTTCTTCGGTGTTTTTGAGCACTTTCTGATTATTCTTATCAGCTAGCTTTTTCACCTTACCTAAAGGAATGAACTCTTCATCACCGATTTTATCAAACTCATCAACTTCTTGAGCTTTAGCAGTTGCCATATTACCAAGCTGTGCCTGCATAATTTGCATCTGTGCTTCTCGCAATTGTTTCAGTTCTCTTTCGAGCTCGGCATTCTTGAGTCGCATAGCTTTCAAATGCTGGTTATTCACCGGCTCTTGAATCTGTTGCGTCTCTTTCACTTCATGGACTTGTGCTTCAACCTGAGGTGCTACCTCTTGTGCTTCGCTGTTTTGGTTTTGAATCTCAGTCATGAATATTTTCCTCTTTGTTTGGTGGTTGGCTAGGCCCACGGATAACGCCACGGCGACGGGCTAGTTTCGCCTTTTGTTCGCCCTTCTTGACTTTGTATAATAAAATTATTATAAGTCTATAAAAAACGAGTATTATGATTTGCGTTATTTGCCAAATAGATAGGTTAGTTAGAGATTTTATAAATAATGACAGTATTTGCTATAAGTGCGTGTATCAGAAAAAAATAGAAAAACAATCGAAAAAGCGAACGCCTAAAAAAATATTTTGTCGAATATGTGGCAAGGAAATCATCCACATAGAAAACTTAAAAAAAAATAAAAGAACTGTTTACTGCTCATATGATTGCGCAGAAAAAGGACATAGAAAAAAAATGAATGATTATTGGTGTCATAAAGTTTGTGGCTATATGACAATTCCAATAAATTGAGGATTAAAAGTAATGAATAAATCACATTTTGACCCCTCACGAAATACCGTGGGCTCTATTTATCGAGATGCACAAATAAATGGAGAGAGGGGAGTTGTTATAGGAGATGTCAATCACGAAATACAAAAAGATCTTGTGAAAGACATTAATGAAAATATCAAGAAAGGCAGAGAACATCCTGACTTTAAAGATAAACCATTCTACCTTGCTTTTTATGAGAAATATGATCTTATGCTTAAAAAAGGATTGGTAAGAATACCTAAAATCACCAAGTATCGTCCCTATCCTGAGCAAGATACTATGGTGTTCCATGTGTTCCCGAATGATGAGGTCTATTTTTGCTGGGAGCTTCCCCATAGATCACAAATGATGAATATTTTAATGAATCCCGATTTATTTGATAAAAAACAGGTTGATTTGATTAAGAAATGGGAGAATATTCAATTGGAATATTTTGGTTTTACTAAGGACGAAGAAGGTTTTTGGATAGAGAATAAGATGTATCGAGGCGATACTTTGATGGGAAGTTCTGATGGACAGAAACAGACTAAGATTGTGATAGGTTAAATTTCACCACTATAATCTACACACCCATCTAACCAACTACCCCATCTTTGTACGTAAACCACTTTTTCATAAAAAGGATCTAGACCTAATGAATGCATTTTATGTGTATCTCTTAAAATCGCTTCGTGTTCTTCTCTTCCTTTTACATTTATATATTTTATAGGGGGAACCTTAGCGGGAGGATCTATACCATCATTCATTTTATTACCGAATGTGTAATTAATTGCATGGCGTGGAATAAAAATGGCGCCAACCCACTTGGAGGCAAGATAAGCGCCATACATAATGAGGTTTAATCTTATGTAAATTTAATTTAACAAATTTATAATAAAAAAGCTACTGATTAGCTAGGCAGCAAACTCAGTAGCGAGGAAACTAACGCTTAGGCTCATGTTTAGTGAGCGTCATGCCAGATCGTCTCATCTCTAGATTTTGCATATCCTCACGCGTTCTCTCGGGTTCTCTAGGAAACGCCATGGTATATTGCTCATCCATACTAATAGGGCCTTTTTGGACTTCAATACGACCTGGTCTATCTTTTGATGACTTAGCCATACTAGGAATATCTCCCTTTATAAGCCTGTTTTTCAATGGTACTAGCCTCAGTACCCTGGAATTTGTTTTGACGCTCGATGTAGTCAAGTGTCTTACTAAATCCCTCTTGAGAAAAGTCTTTATCTGGTCTCTGATAATCTTTTAATCGTGGTGACATATCACCCTGGTTTAAACCTGCCATAGCCATATCGCCATTAGGCATGCCACCGTTTTTTGAACCCATGCTACCTTTTTCACCTGGATTCTTGTATCCACTCTGACCCTTTTCAGAGCGGCCACCGTAATTCTTAGCCATAAACTTTGCTCCTTGTAAGCATATTTAATTTAACTGTTAAGCAACATTTTGATTATTTGCAACTATATCTTTTTCAGGATTAGCAGCAGGACTTAATTCATTTAGTATCTGCACTTGCGTCATAAGATGATCAAGGTCCATGCCTTTCAACTCTTTGAGAGCTTTAACCACATTGAGTAGGCTTGCCGTATCTTCCTGATGGGCACGACGCAACTTATCTTGTGCTACCGCTGCATCCGTCTGTATCTTAGCCACTCTTTCCTGAGCTAGACCTTCTTGACTATGAGCATATGCAACTTTTGTCATGTTATCGATTTGCATCTGCTGCATCTGTAATTGCTCCATTTTCTGTTGCTGCTCTTGCATAGCTTTTTGCTTAGCCATGACTTTCTCTATAATTCTGTCTTTGTTTTGTAGTGTCATACATTCGAATACCTCATCAGGCGGCACAAGGTCAGGATAAAGCTGCTGTGCATGTAATATCTGAGCTAGTTCTAACTGTTGCTGTGTTTCTGTTAGCGCTGCCTGAACCACTTTACAGCCATATTTAAAAAAGATTTTACTATCGAACTCAGCCGTTGGCTCTTCACCTATCACTTGACGCACCTTGCCATAGGTCCAATTCTTCTGGATGTATTCACACTCTATGTCGCCACATAGCCTCTGCGATTCATCAGCTTGATCGAATAATCTCTGTAGATTTCTTGCTGTAGCAGCTTGACGCATCATAGATATAATACCCGCTTTATCGTCGATATCCATGCCCATGGCACTTGGATCTATGCCAGCTATGTTGAAGAATATACCTTTTAGCATCTCTTCCATCTGTAACATCACAGGGGAAGGAGGCACTATAGGCATAGCCTGGACATCATCCATTTGAAAATCTGGATCTATACATAACACACGGCCATGGCCTGAATTTAATGCATCTTCAGGGGTAACGAGAGCGCCTTTTTTAACCTTCAACCCCTGCTGCTGAGCATCGAGTATTTCTAAATTGGATACCTTCAACCTATTCAGAAGATACTGACAATCACGAAGCATAGTCATCGGAGAGTTGAACTTGTAGGCATAATACGGGGTGTCTGCGGTGAAGAAAGACAGCATAGGCACGACAGGATATCTATCCATGCCATAGGGGTTAGGCTCATCAACTATTACTCTATCATTGAGGATAATACTTCTTCGTACCGTAGGAACTTGTCTCTTTAAAGTTTTTAGCTTATCCTTGAAAGCCATCATGACTTCTTTTAACTGCTCTTTAGTGCCTTGAAATTCTTGACATTCTTCCGTCTTTCTATCTACTAAGAAAGTAGCTTCACGGCTGGTAGCATACCAATATTCGTCAAAAGCTATCAGGTTGGGAAATTGGATTTGATATACTTCAGGCATATAATAGAACTTGTCATCACGATAGGTGCCTTTAGGCAAAGAAAGTATCTCATCACCGAATTGCGGATACATAAGAGCTGCCTCTTGCGCATCAAAGAACGTTCTCACCCACCAAAATCTAGCATCGGACATGTCATGCTTACGGAAGTAGGGATCAAAGAGACACGATTTCATATCAATATATCGCCAGCGGGGATCTGGGCTCACCGGATCTCTCGTGGAGTCTCCATACATATACATGAAGCCCAAACCCTGAATAATAGCTCCCAACTGAAATGCATCGCTAAACGTCTGGTGGAAACCTTCTTTATGATTATGATAAAGACATTTGGTTAGCTGATCGGCTGTCTTTTGCATCCCATTGCGAATCGGTATTACTGCCGAGCTTTTACGCGTCTGCCTTTGCTGACCACTTATAGCTTCGGATATAGGATTCATTATGTTGAAGTTCCATATCTTGCGTCTATATGTCGCAACGCCGGGGAAAATGAGCCCCCATACTTCCTGGTCGTTTATTGTGAATCTTTGATTGAGGTCGGCTTGATACCATTGAGTCTGCAATATATTGATACTGTCAGAATAGTTTTTTTCCATACTCTGACGCAATGAGATATTTAGGCTTTCTTCGGGCCAAAAAATCGGCGAATTGTTGCGCATGAATCTCCATAGATATTTATTAACCTAATCCTGTAGTATAAAATATATTATTCGCAAGGGTGTTAATTATGAGATTTCAAGATATTCCTCAAGATGATGTACAAGATGTGATAGAAATGACTGAGAAATTAAAAAATTCTATCTTTGACATATTAAAAGATACTAATACACAATTAGCTATGTCAGCTTTAATAAGCGCAACAATAAATTGTATACTTGCTCAATGTGAAACTATCGAGCAAGTAATTAAACTTAGAAATAATTTTATAATTATATTTGATTCTACAATTAAAAATATCAAAGTTAAAGAGTAATTATATTTTTTTATCTTCTTTGTTAGCCGACCAGATATTCAATAACTCTTCAAAACATCTCTTTGCTGCATCTTCATCGACCATTTCTATATTAATCTGGTTTGTGTAAAAACTGAAATTAACTTGCTTCCCTTCAACCGACATAGATACAACATGTTCTAGATTGATAGCAGTTGTTCTATCACCATTGATACGGAAAATATCTCTTTTAGTGTTTTCCACTAGCTTGTTGAGTATCGTTTGGACGTTGTTTTTCTCTAAGTTCTCTTCTGTCATAATTTGTCTCCTAATTACATTTACCACATCTTACTTCTAGCCATCGCTTATCTTTCATCTTGCCACAACACTCACATGTTATAGAGCTTAGGGCCTCGGCAGTTTGTATAAGATCATCTATTTCTTCTGTATAAGTCGATAAATAGAAATGCAATGTGCCATATTTTTCTTTTACTTGTACAGCGTAAATTTCTTGTAAATCAGGATTTCTATCCAGAATAGCTTCTATAGACTCAGAGAGTTCTAAAATAATATCTGCCCAGCCTTTACCACATTCAAAAGGTATTTTGTTTTTATAGAGCTTAGGGCATTTCTCACTTATCTCATTCCATGATATCATTTTCTCTTCTTCTCATTTCATCAATTACTAAATCGCTTCGAAGTCTATTCCATTTTTCAATTTTAATATAATAATCATCAATATTTTCTATGTCTTTATTAAAAATGGGAGGATAACATCTACGTTTACAATTAGAACAGAAACCATAAATAATATTGTATTTTGGATCACAATAGTTACACCAAGTTTTCATATTGTTTATATCTATCATAAAGGTCTCATTTTGTCTTTGATAAATAAACTTCGAATCTTTCTATATATATTCTTAAAACCTCGTTTAGAATAGATGATGGGGTGTTTAAGCCTAAATAGGGTTCTACTCCATCTAGTGCCACCAATAAGCCACCAGTCGTCTAAGATTATTCTCCCTTGAGAAAATTTAACACCCATTGAACATTCACGAAGAGAATCTTTAGAATAATTTGAAGGCTTATATATGAAGTTTTTTGCTTCTGCTGTATCCAACAAAAATCTTATTTTTTTATCATCTTCATAGTCGGCACTTTTCTTGGTTAATATAAATCCTTTTATACCATCTTCACGAGCTGCTATATGTGTGTATCCCTCAAACTCACATATTTTGATTAATTGTTTTAAAATATTGCAGGGAATCCAGCCAGTTATAATAGCTTGATCATGGTATATTTCTAAGCTATAGCTTAATTGTTTTTCTTTCATAGTGTACCTACTGCCACGTAGACAAATCCTAGAAAACATAACGTCAAAGATATCGCAGTGATTAGGTATTCTATATTTTGATCACTCATAATCAATCCTCTTTGAATCCCCAAAAAGTTTAAATATACTTGCAGGGCATGGACAAGAAAGCAATTTGGCATTAAAACTTTGATGGATTATTATCGGTATATTGCTCGTAGTATTATTATCCTGTTCGCTTTCCTTATGAATTACTTTTCCATCTACTATTTCATCGTCTGAATCTAAATCCCATCGATCCACCCATACAGAGACTATTTCTCCATTAGTCGTTATACCATAGAGTAAATATGCATCTCGACATAAATTTAGTTTTTCTTGTATCGCATGAGGTATAGCTGAGAAATCATAATAAAAAGCATCTACTAAGCAATATTGATCTATACCTACATGATTCAAGAGTTTTCTTATTCGATCTGCTGTTATATCGTCAAAACTTTCTGCTTCACCATTTTCATAATATTTCCTTTCCTTAAAACGCTCAAGCCTTTCGCTATTAATCATAATCAATCCTCACTTAGTATTTTTAGTATTTGTACACAATCGCCACGAGATAAACAGTGAAATTGCTCGATAGATTTATCACAAACTAAGTCTTCGTCATCCTTATTTTCTTTGTAAAATTTGATGGCTAAATATAAAAGACTCTGAAGTTTCTTTATAGCTACCTCCGCTTTTGAGAGATTGTTAGCATGATTTTTAGCTTCTTCTTCCTTTTGATTTTTATCATCCATAATTAATTGTATAGATTCTTCGATGAGAGACTTAATATGTAATCTATGTTTTTCATCATAACTTTGAGGTTTACTAAAAAATAGATTCATTCTTGCATGTTCTAGATTATCTAACGCCTGCTTGCAATTTTTTACACGAGTAAGTACTTTTATCAAACCATCTATCAATTCTTTTTCATTCATATACATTTTCATAATCCATAATACCTGTTTACTGCTTTGATATCATCCTCAGGACCTTTACCGTCTTTCCTTTCTAATCCTTTTAAGCCTACTGCTAGGTAACGAAAGGCATCCGCAGCATGTGAGTGCTCATCATGCAATGGTGTGTTTTTATAGCATCCCAACCTATCATCCCATAACTTTTTATAGGCTTCCAGGTGCATGAAACCTTTTTCCGTTTTTTCCTCGTCGAAGACGCAACGCGCAAGCAAAGACCGGACGGTTTGAATACCCTCAAGCTTATCACACTCCTTGATGTCCAATACGACAAACTTGCCGTCGAGCAATGGCGTAAGGTAGTCAATATATTGTGTCTTAGCACCAATGTCTCTCTTTCGCGCATCATGAGGTAATATATGACGCCCAAAACGATATTTTTGTCTGTTAAGCCAGTCACAATAGTGCGCTGCTCCCTCATCCCAATTTTCGTAATAGTTTATTATATTAACTTGTCCGCCACGAGTGAGTTGAAAACACCATATAGCCGTAAAATCATCCAGGCCGATATCCCAAGCAGTGTGCACAACGCTGCTATCGTCATAAGGCACCCGGCAAAGACCACCAGTAGCACGTATTTTAGCAAGCTGAGTACCATAATATAAACCTTCATTCGCTGACTCAAATGCCTCCTTAGGCGTACTAGGATATTCTTGTTTCATTGCATCGCCTAGTATTTTTAGTTTCATTTCATACCAGCGTCTCTGCTCTTCGTCTATTTTTCGTTGACGCTCTAACTCTATCTTGTCTAAATACTCGTTGGTTTCTTTACTCACAACAATGGACTCGGAGGATTCTTTATACCCTGGTTCGTCAAACCAGGGAAAGAAGAAGAATCGTTGTTGCATAGGCGATAACGTGTGTCCTTGTATGGATAAGGACTCTGCTCGTTTGGAAAACTCGTAGAAGTATCCTTCGCGACCTTCGGCGGTAGATTCGATAGCAACGATTTGATCTGTTGAGACAGTGTTAAGAGATCCCGTGACGATCTCCTTTGCAATGTCGGGAGATTTTGAACAGATTTTTCCAAATTCCGATACCAGTAACCGTTGATATGTTCCCGAGCGAAAGCCTGTAGACACTCTGTAAGAGCTTCCATTTTTAAAAGATAGCTCTCCACTTCGATCGTTTGTTGCCGAGTTAAATGTTCTGGTCCATCCTGGCATTCTGTCATAAGCATATTTTACCTTTTTTTTAAATATATCTTCTGCGTCTTCCTTTCTATGTGCTATAATACCCGCACTTATATTTGCATACCAAAAACAATCGTCTAAATAATTAATAGAAAAGTAAGTAGTTACACCAAGTTGTCTAGCTTTTAATACTAGCATTTGGTGCCACTCTCTATGATAAAGCTCTTGCTGAGCCCAATTGAGATTAAAAAGTATCTCGTTGCCTGACTTGTCCGTGATATAATAGAGATGAGTGAGACGCCATAGCTTGGAGTTTAGCTCGTCTTGCGTCGGAATATATTCAGGCATGTAAACCGGCTTTACAGTTCACTTTCTCTATCTCTATCGTCATATATCAATGATAGATAGTGGCAATTACAATGGAGTTTACCAATCAAATAACCTATCTCGGCTTGATTATTTTTATCTTGATCAAACATTAAACGCGCTATATTTTCCAGCTTATTTTTAATATCTAAAAATTCTAACGATACTTCTTTTTTGTTCATCCTCTCATTACCTTCAATCTTTTTGGAATGTATTTAGGAAAAGTATCAGCATACATAATCTCTTTGAGATCTTGCCTACGTTTGCTTACAAGAGGTTTTCTACTGAGCCACTTTTTATTATCTTCAGCTATTTGATTGATCGGTTCTTTTTCTACTTTCGGTTCTTTAAATAGATAACGTTTTTTACAGTCTTGCTGGTTAGGATATCTATTATCGTAGTTGTCTCTACCCTCGCAGGCTGAGGAGCAATAATACTTATCTGACTCGTAGCTATAGTATGAGCTATAGCAGCGCCTACAGTGATGACTATATGTTTTGCGGGGCACTTAAATCCGCTTTACATTACTGGAGTGTTTTCTTATTGCGACTGACTTCATCGAGGACTTTGAGTTTTTCTTCTTCGATTGCTCTAGCCTCTCCTTTAAGTGCTGAGGCTTTTCTTGCAGCTTCTGCGTCAGCGTCAAGATCTTCTTGTTCTCTTAAATCCTTGAAATATACTCTTTGCCAACGATCTTTTAGTCGTACGTCAACTGAGCTATCTTTATCGAGATAGGAGTAACCGACTAATTTAAGCGCTTTCGAGTAATAGTGGAAAAAATCGGGGTTTTTCCGAAAGGTATCCCATTGTTGGTCGGTGAAATCTTTAACCTGAGTATACCATACTGAGAGATGGATAGGTTTATTTTCGGCGACCCATTTAACCATTTCCTCGCCTAGAGCGATCATTTCGTCTTTAGATAGAGAGACGGTGCGTGGTCTCCCTCCGCCGTAATCTGGATGACCTTTTTGCATGCATTCTTTAGGTAGGTTCATTGTATCTCTAGGTGTATTTTGATTTGGATATTTTCTGGTTCGCCGTCAAAGTTCTTTTTAGCATCAGTAATGCATTGTTGTATGAGGGGGTCATCTTGAGTAACATTATAGTCCTCATAGATAACAAATTTTTGTTTGTAGGTGCGTGAGTCGTCTTTGAGTATAACAGTTAATTCATTCATAACCTGACCATGATATATAGGAAATAATTTAATCAAGATAAAAGATAAAAGAGCTTGTGTTAAATGGTGTGCATGGTGTATATTCATAGTATCAAAGAGAAAGTCTCCCTAGCTCGAATAAGTCCGATAGGTTGTAGCGTCTTAGAGATTAACAAAACAACAAAGAGGTTTAATTATGAAAAAAGATTTATATTGTGGTTATACAAATTGGGATACATGGAATTGCGCACTTTGGTTAAATAATACCGAGTGGGCATATAGAGTATTGCGTAGGTGTTTCAATTCTGAGCAAGTAAAAAGATTTTGGATTGAATTTTTTGAAGGAACAGACGACATTGATACTGAAGCGGTTAATTTTCAAGAAGTTTATGAATCGATAAAAGATGAGGAGTAGAATATGAAATTATTAACAAAAGATTTAATTAAAAAATTGCCTAAGATATATGAACAGCAAAATTTAGAGGATCAAAAGGTATTTGTAAAATTATTTACTCCTTGGAGTCACTGGACATGGTATATCATGGAATATGATGAAGATACTCAGGAATGTTTTGGTTTATTGGGAGGATTTGAAAAGGAGTTAGGATATTTTAGTTTAGATGAATTAGCAGATATAAAAGGTCCGTTTGGTTTACGAGTAGAAAGAGACAAATTTTTTGAGCCTTGTTTAAGGAGTGAAATTAAATGAAAAAAGTCATGGAAGGTTATAAATCTGCAAAGATTTGGGTACGTCCTGAAGACTGGAAGGCATTTCACCGGAAGTGCTTTCTGAGTGGTAAGAGTATGAGAGAGGTTTTGGAAGAGTTCGTAAAGAATTTCATACAAGCTTTGCCAAAATAGAGTTTTCATCGATGACGAGGAACTTTTCTTTCTCATGTTCTATTTCGATGCCGTAGTGTTTTTCTAGGTAGATGATATTGCCGGGGGCGACTTTAGTGATATCATCGCCGATTGCGATGACGATAAACTGAGTAGGTTTAGCGTTTGTAATGAGTAGAGAGCCGGCTTTATTTTCTATGGGTTTTATGAGGATACGTTTGCCTATAGGTGTTAGCATAATTAATTCCTTTTTTTACTGTAAATATAGTACACGAGGAATATAATACAACGTAAAAGTTGGAGGTTTAACATGATACAGTTAGATTTTTTTGCAGAGGGTAAGACGGACATGGATTATTTGAGAGAGGAGTTAGAGCAAGTGCGAAGTAGTAGTGATAGAGTTAGGAAAAGTTTGTTTGCGCGTCATGGTGAGTTAGCTAAAAGTTATTTAGAGTTACACGAGAGATTACAAATTATTGAAAAAAACATATGTAAAGGAGAATAGATTATGAGTGAAAATAAATTAGATCAACTTTTAAAAATTCTTCAAGATATAAAAAATCTTAGGGATAATAAAAATGAGGACGAAGAAGATGAGGAAGGCGAAGAAGAGGAAAGCCTTTGTCCTTATTTAAAATCTTTAAAGGAAGATTATACCGACTTTGCAGCATGGTGTTTTGGCAGTGAAGATAAAGGGTTATATAAAGAGTCAATAAAAAATGCGAAATTAAGGTGGAAAAGATTACATCCATCCTTAGAAATTCCTAGAATTTTTCAAACAAATTTTAAATTAGAGCACTCTGATATGCAATTACTTCTTGTTTTAGATGCGTATCCTTTATTTTTGAAAGAAAAGGAATCTAAAAAGTAATTTCAATTCGTACTCCATATAGCTTGCTTTCGATCTGATCGCAAGCTATAGATATTCTTTCATCACTATCAGCTCTTCCCGCAACATAATTTCCGGTTATAATAGCACAAATAGCGTCTACGATATATTTAAAAGACATTGGAAGGTTTTCAAATTTGTCTAGTTTACCTGGTGCTAGGCGAATAAGAAGTATTTTGCAGGGCAGTTTGATTTTATCTCGTAGTGGTTTTAATGCTAGAGCTACGATTTTTTGTTGATTTTTGTGTCGTGCATGTTTTTTTGTCCAGTGTTCAAAACAGTTGGCTTCGCTGACAGTTTGCAAAGGAAGGTCTAAATTGACCTTCCCATCGCTAAAATTTGAAGACATGTTTATTTTGGGCGTAGAGCGTTTATTTTTCTTAAAATGACTTCGGCCACATGTAGGGTTGCGTTGCGCGCTTCTAGGTACCTTTCTGTGCGAAATTAGGCCATTGTCGATATTTGATGCATCATCAAAATGGCAGTTCGTCGCTTTTTTGCGCAATTTGACCCCCTTTTTGCCAGGATCTATTTTCAAGAAAATATTTGATATCGTCATTGAGAAAATTAGAATCTTGCGAAAAGCTTTTCAAAAACTTGCTTTTTCCGTGCTGCTTGACGCCTGCGGAGATGACATCCCAAAATAGTCCACCATTTTTAGATTTTTTACGTAGGTAAGTCACTCGGTATTTCTTCTCAAAGCATAGGACAACGGCTTCTGAGACGTATTCGTCTTCTGGAAAGCTCTCGTGGCTTATAAAATCAAACATATAAATTTCTCCTAATTTTTTTATTTATGCGTAAATTCTACAATTGAAATCCATTCTTTAAACATAGCTACAATTTCATTATCTAAAAGAAGAATTAAAGGGCTAAGAGGTTCCGGCGTATATTTAAGTTCATCACAAATAATAACATATTTTTGTACCGATGTTTGAACTTCAAAAAATTTCATTTTTACTCCATGTTATTCATTTTCAATAATTTATATATTTCATCTTTAAATCTTGCATTTGAAAAAGCTACAAAATTTGTAGGTACATAAGGGCTTTCACATTCAAAGAGGAGCCCTTTTTGATCCTTTTTACTGTCGTTATATATTCTACAACGCCAACTATTTTTATAACTAGAGTATTTTTGCTCTAATTTTTGAGCAAAAACCTCATTGACTTGTGTATCGGTTGTTAAGGATTTATTTGACTTAAGTAATTCATCCTTAATCTTATTCAACATCCAACCTCCCTCTTTCATGGTGTGAAAATCGGATTTGTATTCTTTGCCTGAGCTGCCTTTGTAGGCATCAAGTGCGTCGAGCATTCGATCCAGAAATTCTTTGCCATGCTTTGCCAAAAGTGAATCGAATTCTTTTTGGGTCAGTTTGACATTTTCTCGAAAGCTAATTTTTTCAGAAGAAAAAGGGGAAGGGGTATTTTCTTTCTTTTCTTTCTTCTCTTTCTTAATACTTCTTAGTTTATCGTCGGTCATTCGTCGGTCATTCGTCGGGCATTCGTCGCCTCGTTCGTTACCATCTTCAATATTTACATCCCAAACGTTTGAGGATAAGAGCATTACTTTAGTACCTTCGGTCGTCGTTCCATTCGTCGATTTTTTGCGTGTGCGTGACGTTTCGACTATTTTGATATGTCGCCTGATGATTAAAATTTCTTTAGCAGTACGATAATTTCTTTCAGTCATATCATATTTTTTGTGTCCACCAATAAAGGCTTCTCCAATATGTAAACCATCCGGTCCTCCATCATATCGGCGAACTGATTCAGCTATAATTGTAAGGAGGCGGAAGGCATGTCCTTTATTTTTTAAAAGGAACATAGCTTCTTCAGAAGGAATAAACTTGATAAAACGATCAGACATAACACCCCATTAAGACGTTGCAAGTTTTTGCATGGAATGGTATGATGATAAGCATATAACTAATATCACCACGGCGATCCCAAGCGCCAATAATGCCTCGACGACCAATCGAGGCATTTTCATTTAATAAGCTAGCACAAAAGTTCTTTGAGAAACAATAAACTTCTTTAATCATTTTGTGGTTGCCCTAGGATGTTAATTTGGAATATCTCATCGTTTTCAACAAAAGTAATGAGATTTAAAAACATCAAAGGGGCAAGAAGATTCCTAAACATCGTAGGACTGATAAGATATTCCTTACGGATATATCTTTTTTTTGTCACAAGATTCATATACTTATCTTTATTTATCCACATTTGTAGATAAAGCAAAGCTGATTTTGGACAGTTTTTTAATACTCTCAAGAAGTATTTTATGGGAGGAAATTCACTATAGTCTTTCATAGTCTCAATAAAAAATGTTGTTTTTTTTACTAGGAAAACATAGGATAATTCGCACAAATGTCCGCTTTCCCAGAAGTTTTGTGTTTACAGCAATACTAAGTACAAACCTCCTGTAAGGGTTGGCGTTTTTGATAATAAATAAATTCTATTCTCCAACGCACCTGATTGGCGTTAGGTGCGTCATTCTAATTATATTTTTAAAAAATAAATTGCAAGTGGATTTGTTATGTTGTAGTTTCCTCCTCTAGGACTAAAAAAGTTTGAGGAGGCTATGACATATGAAAGACGTTTGGCAGGAGATTTGGTCAGGAATCAAGACCAATCCTGGATTGCTCTATGCATTGATTTTCTTTTCTTTTTTCTCAATATTAACATTAGTGAGTATCTTGTTTTTTTCTTCCCTTTCATCGACCCAATCGTAAAGTGTTATTGCACCGCAAGTATATTTTTCGATCTTATAGGCTATTTTGATATTTGGTATTTGACCCTTTCTCAATATGTCATGAAGGGTAGATGTGCTAATACCAAGCTTTTCAGCTACGCTGCGATGTTTTTTATCATTATTCTTTATCCACAAAGAGAACTTATTCATTTAATTGCCTTTATTTTGTTGAAAGAATTCAGGAAATCCGATACATTAGGGAGTATAGCAAGTAAACGGGTATAAAATCAACAGGAGATAAGACATGGAATATTCGGAAAAGCAAGAAGAGTTACGTAACAAGTTATTAGATCTAATGGAATCTTATAAAGGTGATTTGCCATCTTATGAAGTCGTTTTTGAGATGATAACTTTAGGAACCAGTATAGCTCTTAATTGTGCACCCAATGTGTTAGTAGGAATAAAAACAGTATTAACTTGTATGGAGACAGCTATATCTTCGTATCAAGAAACGCATAGTTAATTAAAAGGAGAATAGAATATGTCAAGTAACCAAGAGATAAAAGAGGCGATCGCCAATATCGCCTCTACTTCAAAAGCAATAGAGAAACATTGCAACAAGCCAGAGAACCATAATTTATATAGTTCATATTTACTTGAGCTAATAAACATACAGCTTCATAGACAGGCAAGCGAATTAAAAAACGTTATCGATGTATATGGGGTATAGTATGAGTAACGCCTATTGGAATCAATTTAGTCATAGAGAGATCATGAGCATGCATGGTGTTGAGTTAACAGACTTTCACGATGAAGATTTTGAAGAAGAAGAGTTGGAACCGGAAGAAGACTGTTGTTGTGCTAATTGCATGGACTGCTTAGGTATGTCTTGGAGAGATTTTGCTTAAAAAAGAGGGAGGAACCATTCCTCCCCACAATAATAAAAGTTATTCAACAACGCCAATATTATCAAAAACGAAAATAACCAAGGAAGTAAATTTATGTCACAATCAGAAGTTATCAACGAGCTTGCAGCCGCTTTGTCTAAGGCTCAAGGTGAGATGCAAGCAGCTATTAAAGATAAAGTAAATCCGTTTTACAAGAGCGCTTATGCTGACTTAGGGAGTGTCTGGGATGCTGCCCGTCCTGTGCTTAGTAAATATGGACTTTGCGTGCTTCAGACAACTGAAATGTTGCCTGACGGTAGCAAAATCATCATGGTGACCACATTAGCTCATACATCGGGGCAATGGATTAAATCTTATTTGCCTTTGAATCCTTCTAAGAATGATTCTCAGGGCATAGGAGCTGCCATCACATATTTAAGGAGATATTCACTGTCTGCAATAGTAGGTGTTGTCTGTGATGACGATGACGATGGAGAAACGGCAGTAGGTCGGGGAAAGGCAACGCAACAAAATAACAAACCACAAGTTCCTCAGGAGCAAGAAAAACAATCTACACCTGAGCGTGTAGGTAAGACGGAAATTATAGCGTTAACAACATTGATTGAGTCTTTAGATGAAGAAAGTAAAAAATCCTTTCGCGGATGGATTAAGAAAACATTCAACGTCGAAGCGATACAGGATATTCCTAAAGCTTGCTTCGAGCAGTGCATGGGCTCTCTCAATGCTAAAATTAAATATGTAAGAGATCAACAAAAGGCGGTAGCATAATGGAATTTTACAACGATGAATTGCAAAAATCATATATCGCAGCTAATAAAATATCCGAAAATCACTTGAATAAGTTAGACGAGGTGAGTTCAGATATTAAAATGATAGAATCGTTTCTTCAAAATTCTGGTTTTGGAGAATATGAAAAGCACTATGAGTTTTATGAAGGACAAAAGTTTGTATTATATTGGGATAACAAACGATTAAATTGCCTACATCGGCCTCTCATAGAATGCCCTATAAAAATTCGTTTAGGTGCGTATCCACACTTACCGGATTTTTTAGATTCAATTGCAAGATTTCATCAAGGAGAATGTAAATGAAGATAATAAAAATGGATGCTTGCACCAGAATCGATAATCTTTGCCGAGAGATTAAGCATATAATGACTGAGTGTAAAATTAATAAAGAAGTCGTTATTGAAGATTTTATATATTTAATGGAATGCGAATTCATCGAGGAAAAAGATGAAGATAATTAATGTTGAACAAGGTTCACTGGAGTGGCTGTCTTGGAGGAAGACAGTCATAACGGCTACAGACTGCCCGGCTATCCTAGGCTCGTCTCCCTGGACTACAGCATATAAATGCTGGCAAAGGAAACTAGGGCTTCTTGAAGAACAAGCCTCTAATGAAGCTATGGAAAGGGGTAAGAGACTTGAGCCGGAAGCTAGAGCACAGTTTGTTGAACGCTATAATATACCTATGACGCCTTGCGTTGTAGAAAGCACCGAGTTTGATTTCTTAGGAGCTTCCTTGGATGGTTTATCGGACTGTGGTAAATATGTATTAGAAATCAAATGCGGAGGGTCAAAATTGCATGAGCAAGCTAGCCATGGCGAAATTCCTCCTTACTATTTAGATCAAATACAACATCAGCTTTTGGTTACAGGAGCTGAAAGAGCTTTTTATTATAGCTACAATGGTAAAGAAGGTATTTGTATAGAGGTTCTTCCTGACCCTGAGTTTAAAGAAACAGTCATGCCAAAAGCGCGTGCATTTTGGAAATGTGTTGCTTTTGCTGAGCCTCCTGCATTACAAGATTCAGATTATAAAGACATGACTAATCAATCCCACTGGAAAGAATGTGCTATTAAATATCGCGAAGTATGTGAACAGATTAAGAGTTTGGAAGTGGCAAAAGAAGACTATCGTAAAGAGCTCTTAAGTCTTTGTGGCGATCAAAACTGTATAGGCAATGGCCTTAAGGTCATGAAGACTGTTATACGAGGCCGTGTGGCTTATGATGATATTCCCGAACTCAAGGATATCAATTTAGATAAATATCGCAAGGAATCCACGACGGCATGGAAAATACTAGTATCATAAAAAAAGGGCCTAACCATAGGCCCTCAATGAAAAAAGCGCTGGGATATCGCAATCTCGTTATATATCATAGCGAGATTTATTTCATCTTTTTCTTTTTACTCTTAATTTCTTTTTCCATTTTCTTAGCTCTTTTCTCATCTTTTTTCTCATGAGACTTAAGCTCTTTTTTCATAGCTCCGCAACCTTTACTCATAACGTCTTCCTATAGTTATATTTTTTTGAATTTTTATCTCAGGATTTTCGAATGTCCAACATTCTCCTGTATCATCTAAAAAGCATACCCACATGAGATTATACTCGATTCCATAGTCGAGGATAAAATGAGCATATCCTTTTCCTTTAGGTGTTTCTAAAGGTATGGGTGGGTTAAGCTGAATCATTTTTTACCTTTACGAGGAATTTTAGCGCCTGACTTTCTAGCTACATTTAGCGCTATGGCAATAGCCTGAGAAGGTTTTTTACCAGCTTTTTCTTCTGTCTTTATATTTCTTCCTATGGATTTCTTAGATCCGCTTTTATCTAAGGGCATACTAAGCTCCAGGTGTTGTTGCAGCAGGTGGATTTACTGGCGATGCTGCTACCGTATCTTTATGACTTTGTAATATTTTACAAAGAAGATCGAGAGCGGCATTTCTTGCATTGCCATCTTTGAGATATTGAGCATTTACAATATTGAGCATGTTAGCAATTTGCTGTAACAAACCCGCTGTGTGAGTATATTCTAAGCCTTCTTTGAACAGGCTTTTAATTTCATCTAGCATGACTATTTTCCCTTTTCATCTTTATTTTGAACGTTAATGTTTATCGTAAGATCAGTATCCTTTTGGATTGTCTCTCTTGATACTTCTACTTTAATTGCCGTATCTGTTGCTATGCTTTCAACATCATTAGCTATTGCTGGAATATATTGACAGGCAGCTACAAAAGGCATTAAAAATAATATAAATAACATTTACTACCTATGTTTTATTTTTTCAAGTTATTTAGAAGATATATTCAGTAATAAATACCGCCCCGATACTACCTGCCCCCCCGGCCTGCTGCGTACCACTAGACCCCGAGCTACATGCACCGGAACCACCGCCACCATAATTAGCGCCAGCATTGCCAGGGTTTGAGCCGCCACTATCGTTGGCAGGTGTTGCGCTACCTCCAAGAAATGATGCTCCTCCATAGCCTGCTAATGCATTTACAACGCCACTAGATAAAGCTACACCACCTGAGCTACCCGCAATCTTTATGGAAGTAAGAGAACCACCTACTGTAGAACCTCCATTGCCACCTGTTGTAATACTTAGAGTAGCATTCGCACCTTGACCATTACCGCCGGATCCGCCTGATGCTGTTAATAATGTACCTATCGATACAGTGCCACCTGCGTTGCCTGGATTATTACCCGCAGCGCCACCACTTGCAGCGGAAGGTATTGTAATAGTCTGAGAAGATCCTAATTGAGCAGCTGTTGCGACAGCACGTGCATATGTTCCGCCACCGCCTCCAGAACCGCAACTTGATGTTGTAGAACTACAGGTAGACGTTGAGCCGCCCCCCCCTCCGCCCCCTACGATTTCTAAAACAGCATAGACGAGCCCTGAGCTGGGCGTATATGTCGTTGTCCCCGCTGATGTGAATGTTTGAATATTTATAGAAGGAGTGATGTTTGTAACCGCAGTACCGGCAGTATTTACACCTATCAATTGATTGGCCGTACCTAATGTGAGCTGACCAAACGCATTAGTACCCGTGGCTATCATTAGCTCACCGGATGTAGCAGTTGTAGGATAGGTAGCGGTACTAAAAGCGGGATTAGTAGAAGAGCCTTGCGATTGAAGCACCTGGCCACTAGTAGTACTTGGACCTACCGAGACAACAGAGTTAGTACCATTGCCAACAATGACAGCATGTGCTGTCGTAGTACCTGATATGCCGCTAGCTGCCGCTTGCCAAGATGGAGGTGCACCAGAATTTGCCGTAAACACATATCCTGCTGTGCCACTATTAGCCAACCATAAGGGAACTCCGGTATTGGATGTTATCAAAACGCCGTTATCTACTGTTGCTAACCAAGAAGGCGTTGTAGATGCACCGGATATTAACAAGAGACCGGATGTTGCCGTACCTGCTAATAAAGCTGCGGCTGATGCTGTAGAATAAAAAATACCTCCCGCACTTGCCGTTAATGATGCATTTGTACCACCATCCGCTAATGTAACGGGGGTTGTAAGATTAACAATAGGCGCGGCTGATGTACCCGATATATTGATTCCTGTTCCACCGCTAACGCTTGTTACCGTTCCACCGGAGCCTGTTGCCGATATTGTAATAGAGCCAGCAGCAGGTGTTATTGTGACACCGCTTCCGGCAGTCAAAGTAGCACCGACAGGATCATTCCCAGTGGAACCGATAGGTATCTGACCGTTTGTTAATACAAGGTAATTATAAGGAGTAGAAGCGCCTTCGCCAATAGCTATACCATTGGCTGTAGGAGTTGCCGTTCCTGTTCCTCCCAAACCTGGAGATACCGGAATATCTAGATTTACAATAGGATTAGATGTTGTTCCTGTAACATTGATTCCTGTTCCCCCTGAGACAGAATCTACCGATCCGCCTCCACCACCTGATGGGACTATACTTCCTGACTGACTCATAATGAACTCTCCATTGAAATCTTTTTAGTTAACTAATATATTCGGTGATGTAAATTATGCCTGAACCACCTGGTCCTCCGGCTTGACCTGCTGTTCCTGTATTCGATGACCCACCACCACCACCGGCTCCCCTTGTTCCATTAAGTCCGGTACTATTCGCTGTATATGGAGGACCACCATAATAAAATGCATTACCACCTGCTCCTCCAATCGCAATTCCTGCTGTTCCTGATCCAAAACCAGGAAGACCCGCTTGACCAAATACATTTATCGCACCACTAGTTGTAGATGTTCCGCTTCCTGCATTACCTCCATTTGAATAGGTCCACGCAACAGCTCCTAAAGATGCAGATCCAGAAGCACCTTGTCCTCCTGTACTTACGCAAATCGAACCTACTGAGGTTGTTCCTCCATTTCCGCCACTTCCGCCACCTGCTGCTCCAGCAGTACCTCCAGCACCTATAGTTACCACTTGACTCGCTCCGATCATAGCTGCTGAAGCAACTACTTTTGAATATCCTCCACTTCCGCCACCACCACAACAAGATATTTGTCCTGATAAAGGAGTTGTAGACCCACCACCTCCACCTCCGCCACCTGTACATTCAATGACACAAAAGGCCATAGATGCCGTTGGAATGTAAACATTATTTGTAGCAAAAGTTTGAACATTAATAGAAGAAAAACCAGAGGAACTGGCTATTGACGATACAAAGCCATTAGCATCTACGGTGAAATCAGCACTATTGAAAGCTGCAAGGCCTACATTAGTTGAGTTCGTTGATGCAATAGCCTGAGCTTTCTGAACATTCATTGTTAAGGTACTACCTGAACCAACTGTAGTCACAGGTGTTGTTCCAGCGGCAGTAGATGCTCCAAGAATATTCCAGTTACCTGCTGTAGGAGAAAGAGCTCCTCCAGAATTACCTGTAAGAGTTTCACCAACATTTGAACCGTTAAGAGAAACAAAACCATTACCATCTACCGTAAAGTAAGTAGAATTAAAGGCTGCAAGACCTATTTCAGTAGCATTAGAAGAAGCTATAGCCTGAGATTTTTGTACATTGACTGTTAAAGTACTTCCTGTTCCTGCTGTTGATACTGGTGTTGTACCAGCCGCAACAAAACTACCTACAATATTCCAGTTACCGGCTGTAGGCGCTAGAGCTCCTCCAGTATTGCCGGTAATTGTTTCACCAATAGCTGCTCCATTGATGGATACAAAACCATTAGCATCTACGGTAAAGTATGTTGAGTTAAAGGCTGCTAAACCTACATTAGTTGCATTCGTTGACGCTATAGCTTGTGATTTCTGAACTTCGATCGTTATAGTGCTTCCACTACCTGCAGTTGTTACAGGGGTTGTACCGGCTGCAGTTGAAATACCTAAGATATTAAAATTACCTGCCGTTGGTGATAAAGCACCTCCGGTATTACCTGTAAGAGTTAAAGTAATAGCAGCTGTGTTTAAGGACACAAAACCGTTTCCATCGACCGTGAAGTAAGCAGAGTTGAAATGAGAAACACCATTGTCTCCTATGGTAGAAGAAGCCACGGCTTGGCTACGTTGTATCTGTATGGTATATGTATTGGCTGCTAGAGAGTCTGTTCTTATGACATTAGCCGTTGTTCCTGCAGCTACTTGACCCCCTGTCACAGTAACTTCGCCTGATCCATTTGGTACAACGGGATTTGTTCCTGGCGATGTATTTGCGTCCACGATGAATGAAGTAGAAGTAGGAGGAGCAATTAGAGAAACGAAACCATTGGCATCTACTGTAAATTGAGCTGAGTTGAAATGAGATACTCCATTATCACCAATGGTTGAAGTAGCTACAGCTTGGCTACGTTGAACTTGGATTGTATATGTATTAGCTGCAAGGGAATCTGTTCGTATAACATTTGTTGTGGTACCGGCAGCCACCTGACCACCTGTGACAGTGATAATACCAGAACCATTCGGAGTAACAGGATTTGTTCCAGGAGAAGTAAATGCATCAACCATAACAGATTCTGAGCTAGTCGTAAGAAGAGAAACGAAGCCGTTGGCATCTACAGTGAACTCACCTGAGTTAAAAGAAGCAACACCTGCATTAGCAGCTATTGAAGTTGCCGAAGAAGAAGCATATTGTTGCTCGATAGTTACGACGTTTCCCGCGCCTGTAGTTTCTATAGGAACGCCATGAGCCGCTACAGTTGTCGCCAATAGTTCTAGGGTATTGCCTATGGGTACAGCAGTGCCCGTATTTGTAACAAATGATGTCGGCACTTGAGGGTGTGAGCCTTCAAAATCTACTAAGCCGGCTTGTGACATACTGCACCCCTTTCATTTATTCTTTTTATTTGGATATAGATATGCTCTATCTTTTTCTCTATGATAAACATAGACTTTTCGTAGACGCGTATCTGCTTTAATATGGCTTCACAATCTATCTTAGATTGGGAAACTTTAGATTCTACTCTATCGCTGATAGAAAGAATTTCTTGATCGACATCGGACTTGAACTCTGTAAATTCTTCATGCAAAACTTTACAAAAGTCTTTTAGTACCTTTTGCAGGTCTTGAAAGGAAGAAAGATGATTTTTGTTAGAAGCATCTAAAATGGCATGAATATCTTTTTTATTCTTCGCTAGTTCTTCTTTGTCCGCATAAGTAGCATAAAAGTTGTGTATGTATTGATTGAGGTCAGATATGGTTTTATTCTGATTATCGATTATGACATCTTGAGCTTTCGTCTTGTTGGTAAGATGAAATATCGATTGGTTGAGCGTTTCAATATCTTTTTTATTCTGCTCTTGAGCATGGCTAAAAGCAGAATCAAATTTCTGCATAGCTAGCTCAAGAGAATCTCTTAAAGATTGCATCTCTTTATGATGAGCAGCGATGACTGCTTTATGTTCGAATATCTGCTGCTTTAAAAGAACGTCTACTCTCTTATCATTTACTACTTGAGGAGAAAGACTATGTTGGTTGAGCATAGATAATTTCAATGTATACCGCTCCTGACGTGGGTGCTGCGGAAGCATATTTAACGAACCACTGGGTATTAGCTTTGATAACAAAATCATCCATGTTCACAGGTCTATGATTCGTTGTGACATCAAAGAGTTTGAAAAAGCCTGCCGGGGCAATTAATTGATCTATGAGACCATTGACGCTGAAGAGCACGTCAGCATCTGTAGTATTGGTAAAACATATAATGCGTGTCTGATACTCTGTAGGAGCGCCTATAGCCGTATAGGTAGCTCCTATACTTGCAAAGCCGAGAGATCTTATAGCATCAATGCTAGCTTGGCTGCTGAACATAGTTTTACCTCTTAGTTTATAATTAGATAATTGAATGTACTTGTTTCAGAACCAGAGGTTGAAGTAAGTGTGAAAGAACCTGTAGTTTGGGCAGATATTTCCACGTTACCTTGTGTTCCACCACCTGTAGCTCTAGCGTAGAGGATAATACTTGAAGTAGTTACGGAGGTATTAGCCGTCGTTACAGCACCTGCTGACATAGCTGCTGTAGTGCCAACAGAGGCATTGGCGCCTGTAGCGATAGAAAGTTTATTGCCTGCTGTACCTAAGACTAAGTTACCATTAGTTGCTGTGATTGCCCCCGAGCTTGCAGTTAATGTTGTCGTAGCTGTCACAGAACCAGGTGCTGTTAGAGCTGAAGGTAAAGAAAGTGTAGTTGTGCCTGCTGTTGTTGAGGCTGTGATCTCACCTGCTGTGCCTGCTATAGCTACTATAGCTCCAGAGTTACTCACTAATTGAATCCAACTTCCGGATCCTCCATAGATATAAAAAGCTGTAGGGGCTTTTGGAGGTGTGTAAACAACTTGACCTATTTCATAGTTGGTTTGATTTACTGTAGGTGTATTTTCGAAAGCTAAAGGGGGTGGAAGAACAGGAATAAGCCCTTGACCGATTCCATAGACTTGAAACATCTTAGACATAAACTTAAACTCCATATTTGGTTGTTAAGCCCAAAACTGCCGTATAAATTTTATATAAGTCTATAGAAATATTTAGAATTAAATGAAGTGTTGACGTTTATTAAGCAATATGTAACAATAAGATATATTATGAAAAAAGGTGTAAGAGTATGGATTATTTTACAGTACAAGAGTTTGCTAAAAAATTAAAAGTTCATCCATCAACAGTAAGAAGAGATATCAAGAAAGGTAAGATATATGCATTTAGGTCGAGTTCTGGTTTAAAGTCTGGATATAGAATTGCTGAATCAGAGCTTGAAAGATTGCATATTCAAAGCATGTGCGAAAACAAAGGTAATAATTAATGTCGAAAACAACTAAAGTACTTTTTGTAATTTGTGAATTTTGTAATCTTTTTTTAGCTTCTTACTATTTAGGTTTATTAGCTTTGGTTTTTATACTTATAGCTAATTTATTAGTAATATATAAAGACTATTTAGAATGTAAACTAATGATAGATAGGATTTTTAATGATATTACAAAAATTGTAGCTATAGCTTTTGATATAAAACTTAAACACTTAAATAACCAAGAAATCGAGAAAAAAGATGCAATTAATTGATGGTATTCCAGTCTGGGGAGATCCTCTCCAAGAAGCTGTAGACCAAATGAAGGCGGTAATGGAGCATGAGAAAAAACCAGAATACGTTGCTCTTATGGCTGATCACCATATTGGATTTAGCGTTCCTGTTGGCGGTGTGGTGGCATATGAACGAGCTATCAACGTTAATGGTGTGGGCTTTGATATCGCATGTGGTAATAAAGCAGTTAGGCTTGATATTAATGCTGAAGTGGTCAAAGGCAATATTTATA